CAATCTGGTTCCCCGCAGGTTAAGAAGGGCAAAGCAGAGTACATCGCAGAAGCAGAACAATCTGACATGTTTAACAACGTCACCATGGAGATTTTTCCTGGCGACAAAGGCATCACTGTAGTTCCGTGTTACCAAACTACAGAGTATTTGGAGTTCGTTCCTATGGACCAAGGTGGCGGGTACCGTGGAAAGATTGAGCCTACTGATCCTATACTACAACGCACTGAAAAGAGGGGCTCGAAAGAGATCCTACCCACTGGCAACGAGCTAGTGAAGTCGGATCAACATTACTGCTTGGTTATGGGCGAGGACGGCATCAGCCAGCCTGTTGTGATTGACATGAAGTCTACACAATTAAAGGTTAGTCGGCGTTGGAAAACCCAGATTGCCATGCAGAAGATCAAGCACCCCAAAACAGGGGATATGGTTAAGCCCCCTCTATTTGCAACAATGTGGAAGTTTACCACGGTTGGGGAAAGCAACGACAAAGGTGATTGGTTTAACTATTCTATTGAAAATCTCGGTCTGATTAAGGACCGTGACTTAATGCTTGAGGCCAAAGCGTTCCGTGATAGCGTGGCCGCAGGTGAAGCAAAAGCTGTGTCGGAGGGGAGCTCCACTCCCGCGGAGGGGAGCTCCACTCCCGCCGCTACTAAACCTTTGGACGATGACATCCCGTTCTAGGTAGCAGCTTTAGGGGGGACACATGTCCCAATCAAGTGTCCCCCTTTTTTCACCAACAAGGAGCAGAAGATGTCACAAGCAAGCAGGTTGCTGGCCACCTTTGCGGGGGCGGGTAATGCACATGGCACAACTATTGTCGGACGGGTAGGCCGTAACGGAAAGGCCGAGTCACAGAGCCGAATAATCCGAGAGCCGTTGACCGAGGCGCTAGTGCAGGCCCACATTGATGGGAAGCAGGGTGTCGGCGCAATTCCTATTACTGATGAGAACAAATGCCAGTTCGGCTGTCTGGATATAGATGTCTACGATCTAAACCACGCCGAGCTCCAGGCTAAGATACAAAAGATGAAGCTACCTTTGATGCACTGCCGGTCCAAGTCGGGCGGTGCCCACCTGTACCTGTTTATGCAGGACTGGGAGACGGCGGCACAAGTTAGAGATTACCTGTCGGAGATGTCGATTGCGCTGGGCTACAGCGGGTGCGAGATATTCCCGAAGCAGGACACGATCATTGCCGAGCGTGGAGATGTGGGCAACTTTATTAACATGCCCTACTTCAACGCCGAGCTACCCCAGAGGTACTGCTTTGACAAGAAGAACGAAGCGATGGAGCTTGATGAGTTCCTTGATGCAGTAGAGAAGGCTAGGATCTCTTTGCCAGAGCTTGAGGGCTTGAAGTTTGCGGGAGAGCGTAAGCATTTCACCGATGGGCCGCCGTGCTTGGAGCATCTGTTTGCCGAGGGGCCGATCAATGACGAGCGCAACAAGACTATGTTTATGTGTGGCGTCTATGACAAGCTCAAGTACAGCGATGACTGGGAGAACAGACTTGAGGAAGACAACCGTACTCTCTGCGCCGAGCCATTGCCGTCACATGAAATTCTGAACCTCCGCAAGTCTCTGACCAAGAAGGACTGGGGCTACACATGCAAGGACCAACCGTTCAAGAGTTACTGTGATCCAGTCGTGTGTGCCGTGCGTAAGTTTGGGATAGGTAAGGATGCCCCTGATGCGCCCGAGGTGGGAGGACTGACGATCCTGTTGTCTGAACCCCGTGTATATTTCATGGACGTAAACGGCGGCCGCATCCAGCTTACAACCGAGCAGTTGCAGAACCAAGTTCTGTGGCAACGTGCTTGTATGGAGCAGATGAACATCATGCCGCCGACAGTTAAACCTCAGAAGTGGCAGACGATGATCAATCAATTGATGCAGACGGCTACGCATCTTGATGTGCCAGAAGAAGCCACGATCAAAGGACAGTTTAAAGATCACCTGCAATCCTATTGCACCAGTCAGATCAGGGCCATGGCCCCAGAAGAGATGGATATGGGCAAGCCTTGGACAGACGGAGGCACCACTATGTTTAAGTTGGAGGGACTGATTGAATACCTGCACCACCGCAGGTTCAAGGTCGAGAACCGCGGTCATTTAATTCAGATGATTCGAGATATGGGTGGCGACTCATCCCACCAGAACATCCACAAGTCTGACGGAACGCGCACCACGATCCGTTGCTGGTGGATCCCTGCGTTTGAAGCAGACAAAGTTGAACTACCAATCAAGGAGATGAAAGATGACATACCCTTCTAATAGACTCCTGCGCGTAGGAGAAGTTGCCGAGATGTTGGGTGTGTCCAAGTCATACATCTACAAACTGGTGGCTCAGAAGACCGACTTCCCTCAACCGATTGTGCTTGGAGACGAGCACAGCAAGCGGTCATCCAGCCGATGGGTGCTTACCGAGATTGAGGACTGGGTGAACAGCAGGCCAAGGGGGAAGGCTCTATGATACCTAATTCAAAACTAATCTTAGGGCCACCTGGCTGTGGCAAAACATATCGCCTGATCCAAGAGATCAAGGGCGCCTTGGAAGCAGGCACCCATCCGTCTCGCATCGGGGTGATCTCGTTTACTCGCAAGGCTATAGAAGAGATGGTTACTCGGTCGTGTGCTGAGTTCTCGTTGCAACCTACGGACTTTCCATACATGCGGACGAGCCATTCGTTTGGGTTCAATGGGCTGGGCTTGCAATCTCAAGACGTTATGCAGGTCTCGGACTACCAAGAGGTCGGCGCCATAGTGGGGCTGGACTTCGAAGGCAAGGACCGGACCAGCGTGGATGATGGGATAAACCTGCCTACGCTCGGAGGATCAGGAGCCCAGTACCTTCAGATGATTACTCGTGCACGATACCGTATGATATCCTTGGACCGAGAGTTTAACGAAGCCGCCGACCGGACCCTGTTCTACCCGAAGCTCGAGCAAGTTAGTGCTCAGATCGAAGAGTACAAGCAGACGATGAGCAAGTATGACTTTGTTGATATGATCGACAAGTACATCGAGATAGGGGAGCCGCCCCACCTTGACTACCTGTTTATTGATGAGGCTCAAGACTTTACACCGTTGCAGTGGGAGATGGCAAAGAAGCTGGCCGAGTTCTCGCAGTATACAATCATTGCCGGAGATGACGATCAGGCTGTGCACCGATGGACTGGTGTGAATGTAGACCTGTTTATCAATGCGTCTGATGATGTAGAGATTTTAAAACAGTCGTACCGCATTCCTGAGTCCGTCCATAGGTTGTCCCAGCATATCGTTCAGAAGATTACTTCCCGTGTTGATAAAGAGTTTCTTGCCCGTGAGGAACTGGGCGAGGTAGAATTTGTTTGGAACATGGAAGACATCCCGTTCAGCGAAGGATCGTGGACCGTGATGGCAAGGACAAACACCTATGTCAGAGAGATGGCGAAGTGGTTCTACAATACTGGCTTTAAGTTCTCGATCAAGGGACGGTCCAGCATATCGGAGAAGCTCATTGAGAACCTCATGGCATGGGAGGATCTGTGCCAGGATAAGAAGCTGGGCGTTGAGCGCATCAAGAAGTTGTACTCGGGGCTACCCAAGCAGGGCGATGACGCGGTGGTAAAGCGCGGGGCCACCCAACGGCTGGACACCTTGGACCCAGAAGCAGAGCTAGACATGGATGCACTGAAGGCGGACTACGGTTTGTTGCGCGGCGCGGACTCCGCGGCATACGATGTGTTGAAGGTGCCTAGAAGCATGCGCCTGTACATCGAGGCTATGCAGCGCAGGGGCGACGATCTTATGTCCCCGTCACGGATTAATATCTCTACGTTCCACGCCATGAAGGGCGGAGAGGATGACAACTGCGTGGTATACACCGCGTCCACCAAGGCGTGTGTTGAGAGCAAGCACCCTGACGACGAGCATCGTGCGTTCTACGTTGGCGTCACAAGGGCAAGACACTCTCTGTACATCCTACAATCCAACCACGATTACAGGTACACAATATGATAGAAGAAATAATTAAGCGTATATCTCCGTGGGTGATTGTGTTCGCCTACTTTCTTATTGCTGTTACCGTAGCGGCGCAGTTCTTTTGATAGCCGCGGCGGCATGTTTATCGCTGGCCCTATACCATGAGGCCAGAGGTGAACCAATCCACGGCCAGCTAATGGTGGCTAAAGTGATCATGAACCGCATGGAGTCTCGAAGGTGGCCATCGTCTATGTGCGCTGTCATCACTCAAGACCGTCAGTTCTCGTTCTATAGAAAGGGCAATGCACCTACCCCCAGGGACGAGGTGGCGTGGGCCGCAGCACAAAAACTTGCGGTTGATATCATAAAAGATCCCGACATCTTGCCATCCAGTACCGCTGATCACTACCACACACCAGATGTTCGACCAGTTTGGCGCAAGAAACTACATAGGGTTGCGCGTATTGGGTATCATATCTTCTATTCGTATGACCATCCGACTGCTGTAAAGACTAGCGTTAGGCCAAAACAAAGACCCGTTAACTTGGAGATTATAAAATGAAACGTGATGAAATCCTAGACACCGCAAAAGAACTGATCAATGGACAGAGGGCCAAGGACTATGGCGATGCGTTCGACAACCACAGCAGGATTGCAGAGGGGTGGAACATCATCATGAACGGGGCTCTGATAAGCCACGGCTACCTGACTGCGCAGCACGTTGTGTTGATGATGGACTGGGTAAAGACAGCGCGGCTGCTCAATACTATTGACCACGACGATTCATGGACGGACAAGGCAGGATACACTGCCCTTGGGGGTGAGTTCTCGGAGAGGGTACGCGAATCCAACGAGCGCATGACCAAGTACGGAGTTACTAAGAATGACTAATCTATTTGGCAGCGATTTGCACCACCAATTCAAGGGAGAGCTAAACTTAGTTGATCAGGACTGGAATATCCCTACGGAGTTTCCTGATTTAACAGGCTACAAAGATGTGGCCGTGGACCTTGAGACCAAGGATCCAAACATCCAGACCTTGGGCCCAGGTTGGGCTCGTAAGGACGGTCACATCATTGGGATTGCTGTAGCCGCCGGAGAATACAAGGGCTACTTCCCGATCCGCCATGCCAACGGCCACAACCTAGACGCTAAGATTGCAATGCGCTGGCTTGCCAAGCAGATGGCCGTGCCTGACATGAACGTGATTATGCACAACGCAACCTACGATGCGGGGTGGATGAGAGCCGAGGGCGTAGAGATCAAGGGCCGGATCATTGACACTATGATCACCGGTGCTCTGGTGGACGAGAACCGTTGGTCCTTTGGGCTTGACGCTATGGCTCGGGATTATGCCAGCGTTCGTAAGGATGAGAAGCTGTTGAAGGCTGCGGCTCAAGAGTGGGGCATCAACCCAAAGGCGGAGATGTGGAAGTTGCCACCTAAGTATGTTGGCGCCTATGCCGAGCGGGATGCCGTAGCAACACTGGCGCTATGGAACGCACTGAAGATAGAGCTTGAAGAGCAAGAGTTGTGGCACATCTGGAACATCGAGACAGACCTGATCCCCTGCATGCTGGACATGCGGAGCAACGGGGTACGGGTGGATTTGGACAAGGCCGAGAGGAACAAGAAGTTTATCCGTAATAAAACCAAAGAGCTTCGTAAATCTATTCAAAAGGAAAGTGGTGTAGAAGTTGACATCTGGGCGTCCGCATCCATTGCAAAGATGTTTGACAAGATGGGTCTGACGTACCCCAGAACCGAGAAGGGCGCTGTCTCGTTCACAAAGGCGTGGCTCAACAGTCACCCGTCAGAGATCTGCCAACAGTTAGTTAAGCTCCGTGAGTTTGACAAGGCTGACAGCACGTTCATCGACAGCATCCTGCGGCATGAGCACAACGGGCGCATCCACACAGAACTACACTCCACGCGCAGGGACGAAGGCGGCACGGTTACTGGGCGGTTCTCTTCTTCGAACCCCAATCTCCAGCACCCCC